CCTTGGGATTTTAAAACCCCATTATACAGGTGTCAGCTGTAGAGGCTGGTCCCAACTCATCGTTGGGTCCCAACCAGGTACAGCCGAGGCCTGAGGATAGTCCTCTGCTTGGTAGCAGAAGACTTTTCTTTTGGCCACTACTAAAGCACCTAAGCGTCTGTCAGAGACACGAAACCGACTTCCGTCGGTAGACGTGCATGACAGTAGCGGATGCATTAGTTTCCTGAATTCAAGCTCTTTAGCTTGAATCTCTGTAGGCCTTCGCCCGAGGGTATAGACTTCGATTACAGGTCGCGGACTCACGTTCGCGAACTTGTACTCTGATCTATGCTCCGAGAGCGGAGGCCCACTGCCTACCCTAATGTCCAGGTATCCATCCAGCCACTCCAATAAATGGATAGGAGGATGAAAACCGAGACATCTACGCCACCAGAGAACAAGGCCATTACGAAGCGCTAAAAGCGACTCCGCACTGTCAATGGACTCTGGAACGTAGACCGGCCGAATGTCTTGGCCCTTATAATAATCGCACCCACATGATTCCCTTACGGGACCATGCGAGAACGACTTATCAGGGTTTACGATGAAGCCAACGTACTCGAAATAGTGTCGAACGATACTATCTAGATACGCAGGGTACAAGCAATCGTCGCCATAGACGGCAATCGAGCGTCGGTCGGAAGATAACTTCCCACAACGTTTCGAAATAGCTCGTATTATGGCGGCGAAGAGCAAGGATTCTAACGCAAACGTTGAACCGTTTCCCATAGACGACATTCTGTGGTAACACCACATCGTGCCGTCCGGAAGGAGCCCATAGGGCGCCCGGAGACGGTCAAGCAAGTCGAACCAATCTGGTGGTAGGAGAAGTTTGCACAAACTCCTACTTACCCGATCGGATGCGCTAGATAAATCTAGCGACGCAGGAAGGACGCTCTTATTCAGGGCATCCCAGCCGGCTGACCCCAAAAGGGCCAGCCGACGATTCCGGCGTTGGTCATCCAAGTCAATGTCCCACTTCTTCAAAGCACGGCGGATTACTCCGTCGACGCCAAGTTGGAGCAGTACATTGCCTACAGGTTCTATTGCGATGGTACGATCTTTCGTACCATCCTTAGGTACAGTGACGATACGGTTCCAGTGGACCACTTGTGTGATCTCACTGAAGAGCTCGTCCCTGGGAAGAATTCTCCAGGGATCGATGTCGCGCACCGTACGGTATGAGGCTTCAACAGCCCCGTACCAACGGTGATCGGCACGTATCATATCACATAGCATGGCCTTGGAAGCGGCAGTTACCGTATATGGGTAGGCGGCGTACTTAAAGTACGACGACGTTCCCACATGGGGTAGCAGCGACTTCCCTGGACCATGTCGGCTGAGACGTTGAATCTGCTCCATTTCTACGGGAGGAAGGAGCCTGGCTATTTCTAGCCTGGCCTCCTCGAGAACGTCGTCTAGCTTTACGGGTTTGAAGTAGTCCATAGCCAAACTTTTGGCTATGGCTTCCTTCGCCCGTTCAGCTGGTGACTTCGTCTCGAGCTCCCTACTTTTGGAGCAGACTTCTGCGAGAAGCCGGACCGTAGCCGCAGTGTGCGGGGCGAGTCCGGTGTCCTGGTTCATACTCTGTAGACCATGACACTTTCGTAATGCGTGATACTTATGAGGGTCCCTCTTTCGAAGGACTTCTCGAAGCGCCACGATTAGTTCGTGCTTGTCGCATACGTGTGACAACTCTGACGCAAGCTTGCCAAGCAATTGCCACGAGAAATCTCGTGGCATACGAAGCAAGCCATTGGGCGGGTTTCCCCGCTTTTCCTTGTTGCAAGGCATCGCGGATCCCTTCATTTAGAGGGTTATTCATTACCGATACCTACGTGCAACGAGGCCTTCAGGCGTGATCAGCCACGACCGCTGCAACTGTCTCCAAGTGACCCATTTCCCGTTCGCGTTTTTATACGCGATCCAGGAATTGATGTCGCCTGATTTCAGTGCTGCGGCCACGGCCAATCGCAATCTGTATGGCTTCATTGTTGGTAGGATAGGTTAGATAGCCCCCTGATTATGAAGGGGATCCATGATGTCGTCGCGGTCAAGGAGCGCCAAGATTGTCTGGCGAAGCTCTTTCACGATAGCCACATCCGTCCCGACGGGGATGCTAAAGCTAACCTCTCCAATGAGAGGGAAGCTCGTATCCTCGCCTTCGGCCGAGGCAACAGTGACGGCCTTGGTGAATTTCACCGAGGTCTTCGCCGCGCCCAGGAACGAACCGGAACGGACAGGGTTTGTACGATAGAGCTGCATCGTGTTCACCGTGGAGAACGAATGATCCGGACCACTATAAGTGGTACGGTTCACCAATTCTTCATGGCGATCATATGCCTTGTTCGTTGTCGAACCACTATTCGCCGTATCAACGGCCAACGTGATGGTATTTGGTTGCATATTACTATGTATCCTTTTACTTTAGCGGAACGGGGTTGCCCCCGCCCGTCAGAGCCGTAGCTTGCGTAGGTCGTTACCGACTGCCGCCGCTATAGCTGTTAGATCCAGTGCTTTCTTCCAATTCAGGTTTACCTGAATGGCCGGAAGCACTGGAACTTCGGGATCTGCTGTTCGAACAGCCCGTGTATATAGTTCCGTTGCAGCGAAGTCTCTGTTATAAGTTCCGATATACTGGTAGCCAGCAAGAATGTGGCTCCGGTTAAACGTATTCATAACAAATTCTGACTGCACCGAATCTACTTCCACAAGCCAAGATGCCAACACCCTCTGCGAAAAACGGCCCTCATGGGCCGCAAGAAGCGAAGATGTATTGAAGAACCAGTCAACGATGAACGAGAAGGGAACAAGTTCCCACGCCGTTGAGGCGATACGGTCAATTCCAAAGGAATCGATCGCATTCACGTGCTCCGCAACTGGTGCTACGAGGCATCCTGCCCTAATCTGGCGTCTCCGAGTCCGTCTAACGAGTTTCTGCTCTGTATAATACAGAGTAGTATTGCTCGTCGTGACGGGAGACACCTGAACACTACCGTCTGCAGACGCTGTGTAGCGCACACGTTTCCGCTTTCCCAAGTTCTTGATTAACTGAACATAGTTCTGTATATCATAGTACGTAGGAAGCAGACCGTAACGCACTTCAAGCCAGACGCGAAGACCTGTACCCACGTGGCGCAAAGCGCCCTGTGGGGTAAAGTCCTTGCGACGTAAGCGTTTCATGTAAGAATAGATCCGATGATAAACATCAGATGCGTTCTTTATCGACGCTATCGTCTTCCTAGCTTCGGCGATGGTCGTCAGGATCATAGCGTCAGTTTCGCTGGCTCTCGCCAGCGCTCTGACTAGAACCTGACTAGCCGTCTCCATGCTAGGAACCGGCAGCGAGGCAAGTAGAGCATCTCTGCTCGATGGCACCAAGTTCACAAAGAACGAGGAGCCTACTTGTTCCGCTGCTGTAATCGGATGACTAAGTGTTGCACCGTAGTCCTCTTCGAGGACCCCGGTGGACACATTAATCTTCCGATTCCTGGCTGAGTATCCATGTAAGGGGTACCCGATTTCGAACTTGTGAGAGGACATATCGTTGTTAACGATCTGTCCCTTCTTAGATCGACCCGGGAATCCTGGAGTGGATACATCATTCATTGTCTGCACTGTCCCCGACCCGCCCGGCGTTGTGCCGTAAGCGGAAGGGGTGGTAGTTCCTGCCTTATAGTTGTGATCATAATAGATCACATCCGTCAGGTAAGGTATGGTGTTCTTAGTCCTTGTTCTCATGCATTGTGCAAGAGAATAGGAAGAGCTGGACCCACACTCACATGAGTATGGTTTTAATCCACCTCTCACACACGCTCTTGCGACCGTGTGTGACAGATACGGGCTTGAAGCCCGTTTAAAGGGAGGGCCGGAGGGCC